TGCCTTTTTATTGAGGTTCCTGTTAAGGTTCTTTTGACATCCTTTAGATTTTAAATACTCCAATAGCTCCTCATTCTTATTATCACTAGCGATTTCATATGCGTTTAGTTGACCGTCATAACATGCACCGTTTGGATTAGCTTTATGTTCGAATAGTAATTCGCACATTTCTTTGTTGTTTAGGGCAACGGCATAATGAAGAGCCATCCAACCCTTTTCATCTCTTCCATTAATTCTTACGGAGCCATCTGCTAGTATGGCTTTTACTCCATAAATGTCCTCCATTTGTACAGCCTGTTGAAGAGTTCTATCCATTTTTTTAATTACTATAAGGGTTCCAAGTTGGATGGCTGCCCCAACTATCATTCCAATACCAGCCCCATGAATCATAAAAGGTCCCGTCTACTTCTCGACCGTTCCATTCTCTATTGTATCGACCTATACCTCCCATAACCCTATACCATCTATGAGTATTAGGATCTGGTACAATTGCTCTTTGTCTAAGCCAAGCCAAGTCTCTGTTGTCGGGGCTTACTATCTTATCGGTATTAGTTGTCGGGTTCATCGCATCGGATGATATATTTATAGTATCCTCTTCAAGCCACCTTCTAAACTCTACATGTGCATCAACGAAAGAAATAACAGAACCGTTGTTATGATAAACCCCGGGCCAGTCTTGGGAGAAAAAACTCTCACCATTTTCAAGCGTTGGCGCTACTCTAAAGTTTCCAGCATTAATGGATTGAGGCGGCATTTCGATAAAGGTAAACAACTGGCTAGCGTTGCGTACATCATCATATTCATGATGAATTTTGTATTGGGTATCTGACTGCCAAGGCCATCCCGACCAACCGCCCACAAAAAGATTTATACTATAAGAACGAGGTCTGAGTATTATTTTAGGTTTAAGCGTGTTGGAAATAGTTCCGGGTATACGAACAGTTGATTTATCTCCGGGGCAATGGTAGATGCCCATACCGGCGTAAGGCTTTAAGGGAGAAAAGAAAAGAGGTCTATCGCTTTGTCCCCAAACCCCATTACCGCTCATACTGTCAGCGACCCATGCCCACATGCCGGTAGGCTCACCAGCCCAAGCTGAGGCGTAAGGAAACCTATTTTCGTGATCTCCCGCGAACTCTGCGTAAGCTAGATTAAGTTGGCGTTGGTTGTTTATGCACGCGGCCTGCCATCCCGTTTGCTTAGCCGATCCCAGCGCCGGAAGCAAAAGAGCCGCCAGTATCGCAATAATAGCGATGACAACCAGCAGCTCTATCAATGTGAACCCTCTGGTTGCTTTCGTCGCAAACAAGCCGTGTAGTTCTCCCATACTCTATTGATTACACTCAAGAATCTTCGCAATAAGCTAAGTTTTTTTCTATTTCTTCGTGGCAATCACAACTACTTTTACAGTAGTCGTTGAGTTCTTCGTTTTGTTTTTGGCATTCTCCTTGACAGTTATCTTCGAAACAGTTTGGGTTGACGCAATGCATAATAATTAATACACAACGTTCTAAAGTAGTTACGCAAATAATTCTGGAGACAGCTCTTTTGTCATCTTATGTACTTTTATAAGATAAAAGCTAACTGTCGAAATTAATCAACAGATTTTAAGCCGGAGCGCCAGCTGAACCGTCACTACCACCAGAGCCACTAGAGCTAGGGGCAGTATCAGGGCTCTGTGCTGGAGCTGGATCTGGGGCTGGAGAGCCTGACGAACCATCACTACCACTAGAGCTTGGCGTTGGTTCCGGGGAACCAGACGAACCATCACTACCACTAGAGTTTGGCGTTGGTTCCGGGGAACCAGACGAACCATCACTACCACTAGAGTTTGGCGTTGGTTCCGGGGAACCAGACGAACCATTGCTTCCACTAGAGCCCGGGGAACCGGATGAACCATTGCTACCGTTAGAGCCGTACGCTGTATAATTAGTTGTCATTTTTACTCTTTTGAACTCTCTAGCTACGCCAGCAAAACCACACTTGGGGCATTGCCGCTTCCTGCTAAACAATCTTCTAAACATATTAAACATGCCTTCTATTTCTTATACGTTTTTTTGTTCAAAATGTAAAAAAATAAATATAACGACTCGATGGCAAAAAAGGTTATTATCACTTGGGAAGCTTCTCACGAAGCGGTAGTTGGGTTGACATTTGACGAAGATATTGATGCAAATCAATTCGAAAATGATTTAAACCAAAATACAGAAGCCTCTGATCCTAATGGGGCATTAGCAAAAATAGAGCAAATGACCAAAGAAAATAAAATCGATTTTCAAAACATGACAAATGTTTTACTCAAAAATTTTAAAGTCAGAGAAATCTAAAGCCCCCTTTTCTAGGGGCGGAAATGTTTTTCTAACTTCTCTTCCAATTTGTCAAATCTGGAATGAATAACGTCTATAGCTCTTGTTAAGTCACCTTTTGTGACATACTGCTTTGGCATTTCGACTGCCATTTGGGCGACCTTGTCGGTCATCTCGTCATGCTTTTTCCAGAGGTTGTCTATGTTAAGAAATAGTCTTTTCATAGTCCAACCAATAGAGAACGCAGCTATACCTAAAATTATATCTATTGCATTATTAAATTCCATTTTTGACTTTACTTAAATACACTTTTTTTTATTTTTCTTCCCCTAGTTTCGGGATTTCTTTCATTTTGTCCCTTATGGCTCTTTGTTCGTCATAGCCTTGTTCTCCGCCTTTATGTAAGTAATGAAAGCCTCCGTTTAAAGGGAGCTTCTTTTCTATGACCAGCAGTTTTAGCCTGTCGTTTGGGACTATCATTTTAGTTCCGCGATCTGTCATGTAAAAAATTGTTTTCAAAAATCCGACACGAACTATACGCGCCTGCCTTCCAGAGATATACAACACATCATCATTACAGAAATCCTTACCAACACATATCAAAAACCCTTCCGCAGCTTTGTGAATCGCGTCTTTAAACAAGATACCCAAAAAAGCGAAAAGGAATAACCAGCCATACGAGCCCATTAATTGCTCTATGGCTTGTTGAAATTCAGGGCTATTGTGTGCCAGACCAAGGATTTTGTCTGAAGCCAAGTTTATATCGTCCATCTCTAAACAAATATACACCTCTAATTAAGAAATTGGTGTATATATATTGTATATGGAAGATCAAATCGCTAATGCCGGTCAAAATTTTATCGGCGAACACGGTTGGTTGCTCATCGCGGGAGCGGCGGGTTTAATTTTCAAAGAGACTATAACTAGCTTCGCAGCTGCAGTATCAATGTCTCTTTTCGGAGGAATAAAGACTGACGATGTCTACAGTATGGGTGGACGAGCCTGCAGGGTAGTAAGAGTTGGAATAAGATCTACAACTTTCTATTTTGCAGACACTAAAACCCGAGTAGATATAGCAAATGAAGATATTAAAGGTCTAAGACTCGAAAAGAAGATAGCACCGATGGATACAGAATAAGAGCGAAATAGTTATATATTATGCCTAAAGTTAAACTCGACCAATTGGCCAGTTCTTTAGAAGATCTGGATAATCCACAGGGTAGGGCTTTGCAGAGAGAGCCTATTAGACACAGGGAAAAGTTTCATATAGAAGATTTCAAATGGACAAGAAAACAGAAAGATTTTATCAAGATAGCCTTAAGTAAGGAATCTAAGATACTTTTTGCCAAAGGTCCGGCGGGGTCTTCTAAAACTCTCCTTAGTGTTTATTGCGCTCTACATTTACTTAGCGAAGGAAAGGTTTCCGAAATAGTCTATATTAGATCTGCGGTGGAAAGCTCTGATTCTAGAATGGGGTTTTTACCGGGAGACGCTGATCAAAAGCTTCATTTTTATAACCTGCCTTTTTTACATAAAATGGAAGAGCTTATATGCCCTAATGTAATAAAAAAACTACAAAAAGACGAAAGAGTATCAACTTATCCTGTTAATTTTTGTAGAGGTATGAGTTGGAATTCTAAGTGCCTAATATTTGACGAGTGCCAAAATAGTACCGTAAAGGAAATAGTGACTGTTTTAACTAGGTTGGGTATGGGTTCTAAATGCTTCGTATTAGCTGACCCTGCTCAAACAGATTTAAAAAATGGGGCCAGAGGGGGATTCGAAAGAATAGAAGGTCTTTTCACAGATAAAGAAAGTAAAAAGTTCGGCATAAATACTTTCCAATTCGACGAAACCGATGTGGTTAGATCCGAGCTTGTTAGATTTTTGGTAACTAAATTTAAAGACTTGACTACTATTAGCTAGTCTTCTGGACTCTCGCACTGGACCGTCTGCCTCCACCCGTCTTTATGCAAGATGTTTGTCAGCGCACTGCAGAATCTTCTGACTTTTTTTTCAGGTACGTCCCAAAAGAAAGCGTGGAAAATTTCTTCGGTTAAGACTGCCATTTCTCGTTTAGGAGGGAGATCGGGGGAAATATGTATCTTAGGACCTTTATAATCTGGGGGGTCACATAGACCATCAGCGTTGTAGCTGTAATGAGGTCTCTTCTTAAAGATCTTATACTTTATTCCATCGTTGTTAGTAAAAGTGTAATTAGCCATAACATTTTTATTGTGTAAAACGGTATCTAGTTGTAATAACTATTTGCTTAGTTATAAAAGATATGTCTAAGTTAAAAAAAGTTACTTATTGCCAGAGCTGCGGTCAATCTAACCCTTGGGTGATGCAGTCCAAGACCTCCTTGCTGCAGAAGCCGAAATTTTGCTGTTCTTGCGGAACTGATTTAGTCACAGGACAAAAACCTGCTAAGGAAGTTGCTGCCAGAAAAACAGAGATAGAAGAGGAGGATACTCCCATTCCTCTGAATATCCCGCCATTAGAGTTAGATATGGAAGCTTCTTATTTTCCGAAGAGAGACTCGCAAACCCTAGGTAGCTTAGTCGACCCTGCGAGGACAGGCGAAGAAGATACCTAAACCACATGCCCAAAAAGAAGGCGAAAAAAATAGACTTTGAGGACTATATAGATGTTATTGACCAAGAGATTTCCAAAAGAAGAAATAAGTGGACTCTAACTTCTATAGCTTGGATGGATTTTGATGATATTTCTCAAATTCTAAAAATACACATTTTTAAAAAGTGGCATTTGTATGATTGTAGTAAGCCTTTAGCTCCTTGGCTCAACAGAATCATATCGAACCAACTAAAAAATTTAATTCGCAATAACTATAGTAATTATTGCAAACCTTGTTTAAAGTGCGCTGCAGCGGAACCGGATTCTGCCTGCTCAATATATGGCAGTCAAGATGCCAGATGCCCCCTTTATAAATCTTGGCTACGCAAAAAGAAGTCAGCTTATGATGTGAAGATGGCTCTGCCCTTAGAAAAACATAAAGAGAAGCTTAATGATGTTGAGGTTTCTCCTGCGGACATAGAGCTTGGTATTGTAAAATTAAAT